CATTATAAATTGGGGGATGACATAACAGTAGGATTATACGACAAGTACGATCAGCAGAGCGATGTATGGAAAAAATGGCAACAACGAGTTGACCAATACAATGAAGTGTATGAACAGTCTGGAGTACACATACGATTCGAACTCAAAAGATTGCAGGATGCACACTGGCATGACCCGGGAAATATTGGAAGTATGTTAGCTAATAAAGATGTTGACATAGCACTTGGTCATGGTTGGACATTTCCAGGCACTTGTGGCGTAGCTAGAGTTAGGACGTACTTTAGAGAGGGGTATCCTCCAGGTTCTATTTCAAGATGCGGTATATACACAGATCTGCATGAAATAGGACACAGTGTAGGACTTGCACATGGCCCTGAAAATCAAAGTAATTCAGCTTATGGATATATCTTTCCTGAGTTTGGACACGGGTACAATGACATATGCGGACAGTACGATGACTTAATGTCGTACGGCAGTCAAGGTGTGTTCCATAGTAACTCTTTAAAATTTTGTGGTGACATTATGGAAAGATCTATTGCGGCTATGCCAGCTGGTGATAGACTATGGAGCGACACAGCATACGCTTTGAATAGAGTTAGATTTAATGTAAGTTTGATACATAACGAACACAATAATTTAGAGCAAAGCAATAAATCGCTTCGTCAAATACCTAACGATGATATCATTGTTGTTGACTAATTGAATAAATACATATAATTAATATGTAGGAGACACAAGTGGCTGTTGTATCAATATCAAGAATACAAATGCGAAGAGGCAGACGTACCGAGTTACCACAACTAGCAAGCGGTGAATTTGGGTGGGCAGTTGACTCGCAAGAAATTTATATAGGAAATGGCGCTGTTTCAGAAGGAGCACCATACGTAGGTAATACAAAACTTCTCAGTGAACATGACGATTTGTTTACACTTGCTGACCAATATGTTTATAAAAATGGTACAACAATACAAACAGGCACAACGGCAAATAGTCCAATACAAAGAACATTACAATCAAAACTAGACGACATTGTTGATTTAGCTTCGTTTGGCGGCACAGGTGACGGCACGGACCATACAGCAATTATACAAAATGCTTTAGATCAGTTATATCTAGGTGCATCAACAAAAGGCGTAGATAGAGCAAGAGTCGGATTATATATACAGCCCGGCACGTACTTAATCACAAATACAATCAATGTACCGCCATATGCAACATTGCTTGGCGCAGGCATTGATAAAACAATTATTACAGGTAATTTTGATGCAGAATTTGTACCTATGTTCCAAACTATAAATGATATAGGAGAACCTGGCATCATAGGAAATCAAAACCTAACAACATCACTTAACCAATCACGAAATATCCATATGTCTGGTATGACAATTAATTCAGGTAATCACAAATCCTTAGTGCTAGACAACTGTAGAGACAGTAAGTTTGAGGATCTAAAAATTACAGGCATTTGGCAATTAACTTCTGCTACCGGCGGCGCCGATATTGGTATAGAACTTAAATGTCTATCAAGGGCTGTTAGTACCAAGAATAACCTATTCCATAATATACAGATACAAGGCAAAAAATATGGTGTTAATGCAAGTGATGATATCATTAACAACACATTTGACACATGTAACTTTAATGAAATGGACAGAGGCGTAGACCTAGGATCGGACACAGGACCTAGCGTTGATGCTGGACCACAGAACACTATTATAAAAAATTGTAAATTTGATAACATAAGACAGCAAGGTATTATTGTTGTTAAAGGCAGATTTAATACAAGTAGAAATAATTATTTCTACAATGTAGGTAACAACGGAAGTGCAGCATATGCTAACCCAGACTTTTCTGCCAACATAGAATTTGTTTCTAATTTTAACCAAAGTACAGCTGATTGGTTTCAGCGTTCAATTGATTTAGGTTACAATACAAACTATGCTGATAAAGAATATGCACCAGAAATAAAAGGTACATCAATATCTGATTTACCGTTTACTCATAATGTTCCTGTAACATATACGGCTGCACCCACTAAGCTATTAAGCTTTGCTGCTGATACTGCAAAAACTATAGAAGTTGAATACATTTATAGAAGCGCAACTATTACAGCTACCCGCACAGGTAAATTGACAATGACAATTGATCCTGCAAGTAATATACAAAACCTTACTGATGAATATGATTTTGTTGGAGATTTTGCAAACGAAGAAAGATTAATCTTCAGTTGCGATTTAATTGACAGAAATTCAGATTTATCACTTGACACATTAGAGGTTTATGTGTTAAACTCTACTATAAGCGATGATGCGATTATAAACTATAGAGTTAGTATTAAAGGTTAATGTTTAATAAAAGTTACGAAGATAGGCTTGCCGGCTGGCGAGAATTTAGAGATGAGCTAGAAACAGCTATTGATCCTATTCAATTGTGTATTGACTTTTGGAATAAAGCACCATCAAACAAAATAGCCGCCGATCCTTTTACTCCAAGTACATGGCCTGATCCTTGGGAATTAATAGAGGAAAATAATTATTGTTCCTTTGTAAAGATTCTTGCGATATGCTACACCTTGCAGTTAACAGACGTTTTATCCCAGTGTGCTTACCAGATACATATTACACACGACCATAAAAAGTCTGCAACATACTATCTACTTTATGTTAATGATCGTGTAATTGGCTTCAAGGGAGATACACATGTACACATTGACGAACTACCTTCTATGCATTCGCAATGCCAGCACAAGATGCCTTCCATTCAATAAATACCAAATAACATATAAGAGGAAAAACAATGTCTAATGGAACAATGATCGTCAAACGTGACGGTACAAAAGAACATCTTAATATCGATAAAATACATAAAGTAGTTGAACATGCCTGTGAAGGTTTAGCAGGCGTAAGTAGTAGTCTTATTGAGATGAATGCTAATTTACAGTTCTATGATGGCATGACAACAGAAGAAATTCAAGAAGTACTTGTGCGCAGTGCGAATGATCTTATTAGTTTAGATGTTCCTAACTACCAATTTGCAGCAGCACGGTTATTAAGCTACAGTGTGAACAAGATGGTATTTGGTGAGTATAATGCAATTACTCTACAACAAAATATTGATCGTAACATTGAGCGTAAGGTATATGACTCAGCTATATTAGATTCATATACACAAGAAGAAATTTCTACACTAGACAGTTATATTAGACATAAACGCGACGAAAACTTTACCTATGCTGGACTACGTCAAGTAGTTGACAAATACCTTTGTCAGGACCGTTCAAGTGGAGAAATCTTTGAAACACCTCAGTTCATGTATATGATGATCGCCGCAACACTGTTTGCTAATTATCCAGCAGAAACACGTATGCATTACGTAAGGAGATACTACGATGCGACCTCATTATTTAAGATCAACATACCTACACCCGTTATGGCTGGTGTGCGTACCCCTGTTCGTCAGTTTGCTAGTTGTGTTCTCGTCGATAGTGACGATACTTTGGATAGCATCTTTGCTAGCGACATGGCTATCGGACGCTATACTGCACAACGAGCCGGCATTGGAATCAACGCAGGACGTATCCGTGGAGTAAACGCTAAGATTAGAGGTGGAGAAGTAGCACACACAGGTATTGTCCCGTTTCTAAAGAAGTTTGAAAGCACAGTGCGTTGTTGTACACAGAATGGTGTACGTGGCGGCTCAGCTACTACACAATTCGCGTTTTGGCAGCAAGAGATTGAAGATATACTTGTATTGAAAAACAACAAAGGCACAGAGGACAACAGAGTACGTAAGTTAGATTACTCAATTCAACTTAATAAAACCATGTATGAAAGATTGTTAACTGGCGGCGAAATAACTCTTTTCTCGCCACATGATGTACCGGGTTTGTATGATGCATACTTTGGTGATCCAGTAGTGTTCCAAGAGTTATATGAAAAGTACGAACGTGCTACTAGTATAAAGAAGAAAAAAATATCAGCAATGGAATTGTTTTCTGCTCTAATTAAAGAACGTGCTGAAACAGGACGCATTTATATTATGAATGTTGACCACTGTAACACTCACAGTTCATTTAAAGATACTGTTTACATGAGTAACTTATGCCAAGAGATCACACTACCAACTAAGCCGTTAGATCACATTGATGATCCAGAAGGCGAAATTGCATTATGTATTTTAAGTGCGATTAACGTTGGTATTATCAGAAGTTTAGATGACTTAGAGGAGTTATGTGATCTTGCTGTTAGGGCACTAGAAGAAATTATTGATTATCAACGCTATCCAATTAAGGCTGCTGAAATTAGCACAAAAGCAAGACGTAGTTTAGGTGTGGGTTATATTGGACTTGCTCATTTCTTAGCAAAGAATAAAGCACAGTATAGCGATGCAGAGTCATGGAAGTTAGTACACGACCTAAGTGAAGCTTTTCAGTATTATTTGCTTAAGGCCAGCAACAATTTAGCGCAGGAGAGAGGCGCTTGCGAGTACTTTAATCGCACTAAATATAGTGATGGAATACTACCAATTGACACATACAAGACTGATGTAGATAATATTGTGGAGAATAAATTAAATTATGATTGGGATAGCTTACGTAAGAGCATTAGAGAACACGGACTTAGACATTCAACATTGTCCGCTCAAATGCCATCAGAAAGCAGTTCTGTTGTGTCGAACGCAACTAACGGAATCGAACCACCACGCGGCTACTTGTCGGTTAAGAAGTCCAAGAAAGGGCCTCTTAAGCAAATTGTTCCGCAGTATACTACATTAAAAAATTACTATTCCTTGCTTTGGGATATGCCAAGTAATGAAGGTTACATTAACGTTGTTGCAGTAATGCAAAAGTTCTTTGATCAGGCAATATCTGGAAATTGGAGTTACAATCCAACACACTATCCGGATAATGAAGTACCGATGAGTGTTATGATGCAGGACTTACTTAACACTTATAAGTATGGCTGGAAAACTAGTTATTACCAAAACACTTACGATTATAAAACTGATCCAAGTGAACTTGAAGATGAAAAGCCGCAGGTGGAACTACAATCACCACCAGTTGCAGAGGATGACGAAGAGTGTGAAGCATGCGCAATTTAATACTTGACAAAACAATAGAGATCTACTATACTTGTATAGTAAGACACACATACAGAGGATAAAAGATGGCCAAAACTGTTTTTAATAAAGAAAAGGTGGACTTCACCAAACAGAATATGTTCTTTGGAGCAGACCAAAACACACAGCGATATGACGTATTTAAGTTCCCAGTGTTTGATAAATTAAATCAAACTATGCTTGGATACTTTTGGCGTCCTGAAGAAGTAAGTCTGCAAAAAGACAGAGCTGACTTTGCTAACTTCCGTCCAGAGCAGAAGCATATTTTTACTGCAAATTTAAAATACCAAACACTACTAGACAGTGTACAAGGACGTGGTCCATGCCTAGCATTTTTGCCGCACGTTTCACTTCCTGAACTAGAGGGATGTATTGTTACTTGGGATTTCTTTGAAACAATCCATTCACGTAGCTACACACATATTATGAAGAACGTGTACGCTGACCCTGCAGAGGTGTTTGACACTATCCTAGATGACGAAAAGATTATTGCAAGAGCAACAAGTGTTACTAAGCACTATGATGCATTCAATGACGCTGTAGATGCATTCAACCATCGCGGTGAAGGCAATATGTATGATGTAAAGAAGAAACTTTATCTTGCTATGCAGACTGTAAACATTCTAGAAGGCTTGCGTTTCTATGTAAGTTTTGCATGTACATTTGGCTTTGGGGAACTAAAACTAATGGAAGGCTCAGCTAAAATTATTAGTCTTATTGCTAGAGACGAAGCACAGCATCTAGCACTAAGCACACACGTATTGAAGTTGTGGTCGCAAGGCAAAGACGATCCAGAAATGGCTAAGATTGCAAAAGAATGCCAAGAAGAAGTATACGACCTGTGGCGCGAGTGTGTTGCAGAAGAAAAAGATTGGGCAGACTATCTGTTCAAAGACGGTTCAATGATCGGACTCAACAGCACATTGTTACATCAATATGTAGAGTACATTGCTAACCGCAGACTCAAGGCGCTGGGATTCAATGCAATATTTGATCAACCAGTAAACACTAACCCGCTTCCTTGGACTACACACTGGTTAAGTAGCTCTGGGCTACAAGTTGCTCCACAAGAGACTGAAGTAGAGTCTTATATTATCGGCGGCATTAAACAAGACGTAGACAAGGATTCATTAAAAGGCTTTTCATTATGATTGAAATTTATGGCAAGCCAGCATGTCCAAGTTGTACAAAGGCAAAAGCATTTTGCGAAAAGTATAATCTAAAATTTCAATACTATACATTGGACACAGATTTTACTCGTGAAGAATTGTTTGAACAGTTTCCTACAGCACGTACATTTCCGCAAATTAAGATAAGTGGGACTAGTGTCGGCGGCTACGAACAAATGATAGAATACATTGATAACACCGGATATAACGGAACAGGATACACTTTATAATATGTTAATTGAAACTCCATACAAAACCGGAGACACCGTGTCTCTAAAACTAAGTTCAGGCGAAGAGATTGTTGCTCGTCTTGAAGATGAATCAGATACAAAATTTATACTACATAAACCTATGGTATTGATTATGCAACAGCAAGGCCTAGGACTAGCACCGTATATGTATAGTGTATCGCCCGATGCCAAATTTAATGTTTTGGCATCTACGGTAAGTTGTATCGCTAAAACAGAATCAGATATAGCAAAACAGTACACCTCCAGCACCAGTAGTATTCAAATGGTATAAAACCTCAGCTAAATATATTAGTATAAAACGAGGAGTTCCGTATGTCTGCTGAGGATTGCAATGCCAGTTAGTATACCATTAATTTTAGAAACCACCCAGCTTGCTATCGATTCTTGCGACCCTATGAATCTCGACACTGGCGATATATCTAATACGGGAAAAAGTACAGGTGCCCAAACAAACCTTGATTCAAAAATTGCACAAACTAACGCAATTGAAGCAAGTAGCGAAACCTTCAAAACTTTAGGTGATCTTACACAATTATTAATACCAATTAAAAATGAGTTTGTAGATATTGTAGCAAGAATAAACGCAAAACTTCGTCCCTATGAAGAAAAAGTACAAAGAGCACAAGATGAATTTGCACAAATAACAGATTCAGAAAATTGGTATGCTACTAACATTCCTCTAGAAGAAGCTGAAAGAGACGCGGCTATTGTCGACCGCGATAACGCACAAGCTGCATTAGATGCATTAGATTCAAATTCTCCAACCTATGCAACTGACGCTGCTGTTCAAAATAATATTATAGGAAATGCAACCTCAAATATTGTTACAGCCCAAATCAACCTAGATAATTATGCTAATGAAGTTGTTGATCTCGCAAACAATAGGGCAGAATGGCAAACTTTTAATGATTATCATCAAGCTGTAATAGATGATATTATAAGCACCTTTAATACTATTATGGCGCCTGTTAGGTCTGCGTTCGGCGCCGCAAAAACAGCAATTACAACATCAAATGGTTATATTACTAGTAGTAAGTCAATGATGTTAGACAACGCTGCTTTAATTGCAAAAACGCTAGCAAAAACAGCCAGTGCTGCTGTTACACAGGCAATTGGCGATATTGCAGAAAATTCAAATATTATGGCTCCAGTAGACTCGCCAGCTGATATCGGTGGAGGCGGCAGCATTGATTTAACAGGCTGGCCGAGTTTCCGTGGAGCAAAAGATACCCAACAATTTTTAGGACCAGTATGGGACGGAGTAACAGTTCCACCTCATGTCGAACTTAGAAAGACCCAGATTGCAAGTGTTTCTTATAACTCAGCTGGCGAATTTAGTGTGATGGAGTTTGGACCTACAACAACACACATTTATCAGCCTAACTATCCAAATGTACAAGAATTAGTGCCAGGTTATGTCAGAGGCGGCATGAGGTGGCTTCCCCAGCCTGTAGATGGAAAAATACATGCGTACCCTATAGTGTTAAGCAACAAGTTTATCCTTGGTAATGAACGTTATGATCAAGCATATAATTCGCCTGCCGGCGGCCCGGTAAGCCGCGGACACCGTACTATTCATTGGTATAGTTGGCTCCCAGGTGGTGAACCAATGAAAGATGTAAACGGCATGCCAGTTGTGATTAGTCAAGCGGAAGGGCCTCAAGACTCTTTCTATCAACTTTATTCAGTGACAGACCGCGATAAGGGTGAAGAACGTTTTATTGATACTAACCCCCAACTCAATCGCGGCAAAATAGTAATTCCTATAGTTAATCAAACAATGTTTCTCAACACTGTTACAGTTCCTATGGCGTTAGGTGATGCACTTATTACTGTTGGAATAGGTCGGACAAATATTAAAGGTAGAGCACCCACAGCTCAAGAATTAACAGTAATTGACGTAGAAGCCTTTGAAGGTGTTCGCAATATCACGAAACAATTGCCCTCAGGTTTTATAATAAGAAGATCAAACGTCAGCGGTGATGATGAGCTGGACCAATTCCGAATTAAATCTTTTGATGATTATATATCTACAAATAAAGTTACACTTGAGCCACCACCACTAACCACCGGCGGCGGAATTGAAAATCCAAAAAGTTTTAAGAATCAACGACAGCTAAGAGCAACTGCAGCTGAAGGTACTTTTACAAATATTAGATTTGATGTTCAGTTAGGAGCATACGAATTAATAGAAGAACCAACTAATTCAAGTACAAATTCTTTTACAAATAACAGATTTTCAATGGTACGTGTAACTGAAGAAGAACTTATAGAGTTTTTTTACAATACAGATCAATTAAATCAATGGGATCGAACCGCTACGGATTTCTTTCTTAGGAATGTCACAGTACATGACCCTAGAATCGCAGGCACAGGCAAATTTGCACCGGCTCGTGAAAACGGAAAGGATATTGAGTATAAATTTCGCAGCCTCGATGGTGTTGATTACATGGATGGCCAAGCAATTAAACAAGGTGATAGCTTCACTTTCAACGGCGTCAAATATATTAGACTTTTGATATATCATAACCAGGACCAAGGATATCCCAATTCGCACAGCACCATAGCAATAGATGAATCATTTGGACCTATAAAAATTTATACTGTTTCAAACTATTATTTTGGTTATGTAGATGCAAGTGATGTAGAAAACATAGAATATCTGCCATGGAAAGCAGCCAAAGATTTTGACCCCTGGGGCGCTCCGGCAAAAATTAAAGACGATAGTATTTTTATATCACAAGCGTCAAATATTAGTGTAGCAAACGATTATCATCACGACTATTTAAAACCAGAAAGGCTTCAATATGTAAAATTTGCAGGTCAGCCAGCTTATAGACTGTTTTTTGAACGCAATAGTAATAATAATAACGGCACATTCAGCGGCGCATTTAATTCGAATACAGGACTTGTTATTGCGCAAGAAAAAACAGCAGAAGAACAAGCTCAGGACGAAGCAAACGAAAACGCCGCAGGGACATTGGGGCAGCAACCATTTATAGCAACTGACAGTGTTCTTACATATGATACAGCTGAAAGAGCAACAGCAGACTTTGAAGCTGGCATTTATACGAATGAAAGACTAATACGTGTAAACAATTTTAGAAGAAGTGAAGAAGTTGGTCTAGGAGAATTGTTTATTGTTGAAGGCGTTAATTGGATGCCGGTAAACGAGTGGGAACAAGCATGGAGAGAAAAAACAGGAACAGGTGTTGATGTAGAAAGTCATTATGAAGTAATAAACAATGTAATAGGTTTAAGACCCGAACCTCTTGATGTTGCATCTGCAAAACCAAGTATGCCCGCCTTTGAAAAACCACCTACATCTAAAACAATAACATTAGGAGATAGAACTGTTGACTTAGGTCCTATGCATCCTTTCACAGACTTAATTAGCGGCGCAGATGCGTATGAAAGAGCAACTAAGGCTCATTTTGAAGACATAACACCTTTTGTAGACGTTGTGGAAAATAGTCAAACCGTTGCTACAATTAATACGGCTGGCCTAGGCGGATTTGATGAAGAAAAGGTAAATGCAAAAAAACTTGCAGAAGCTGTTACAGAAGACGTTAAAAAAATAGTAAACACAGCAGAGGATGAAAAAGATAAAGCTAAATTTGATTTTGCAACAGTTACAGAAAATTTAACAAGTGTTACTGCAACATCAACAGCATTATCTGTGAAGTCTGCTGCAGAAGCAGGTACGTCTCTAATGAGCAATGCTCGAACATCTGTAATACCTGTATCCTCTACAGCGTTTCCAGAGAACGAACAATTGATTGCAAGACAAGAGCCTCCTATTTTACCCGACCCTTATGACATAACAAGCGGCGGCAGGATACCTAGTTAATGGCTAAACCTAGTGCAAGAATAGACGATAAAACAGATGGAATCTGTTATCACCCAGATCATAACGAGCCGTTCCCTACAAAAGGAAGAATAATTACAGGCAGTCCTGATACTGAAATAAATGGTAAACTTGCGGCTAGAGTAGGCGATTGTGTAGAAACTGATTGCGGGCATAAAGATTATATTATTACAGGTAGCGGCACAGTTGAAGTAAATGGAAAATTAGAGGCAAGAGTAGATGATCAAGTAGGTCGCGACGGAATATATAAGGCAAGAATTATTACAGGCTCACCAGACACAGAACATAATGAATAAAGTGGTTGACAAACACTTTATTTGATTGTATAATACAGTATAAATTAACAATATAGGCACAAGAGGCAGTATGAAGAAGTATCATAATAAAGTAATTTTAACAGACGTGGACGGAGTTCTGTTAAATTGGGAATACGCATTTACATGTTGGATGGAACAACATGGACACACTCAAAGCAAAGATGCAAATCTGCAATACGATATTGCAAAACGATTTGATTTAGATTCAAACAATATTGGACATAAATTAGTAAAGCAGTTCAATGAAAGTGCTGCAATGGGATTCTTACCTGCATTACGAGATGCAGTGTATTATGTAAAACGGCTACACGAAGAACATGGATTTGTTTTCCGTTGTATTACAAGCATGAGTACAGATGAAAATGCTTATAAATTACGGTTAATGAACCTTCAAAAGTTGTTTGGCGAAACAGCTATTGATGATTTAGTTTGTCTAGATACTGGTGCAGACAAAGATGATGCGCTAGCACCATATAAAGATTCAGGATTGTATTGGATCGAAGATAAACTAACAAACGCAGTTTGTGGACTAGATTTAGGTCTTACTGCAATTCTAATTGAGCATGGATACAACATGCACGATGATATTCCAGATGGTATGACTAAGGTAGTCGGCTGGAAAGAACTTTATAATCACATTATAGGAGAATAAAAATTATGAGTGATCAAACACAACATGAACAAATTGTTCAAGCATTTCAACAATACCTTACAGAGCACGACACGTTCGAAGGCAAGGGTGTTAAAGCCGCTGCTACAAGAGCACGTAAAGCACTAGGTGACTTAGGTAAATTATCTAAGACTCGTAGAGCAGAAATTCAAGACAAAAAGAACGCAATGTAATGTCCGGACAGCGAAAGTGGATTAAGACATGGGCTCGTACCATTGGAATGCCAATAGGAATAACCGATGACGACGAACCAACATTTCTTCCAATTTCGCAAACAAGTGTAAAACGTGCATTGGCAGCTAGAACATTCTGGATCGTCTTGCACGTTTTTACATGTTTTATGATAATAGCAGGCAACATAAAGACAATATTTTTCTAAGTATCATGTTAGCGCCTCAACTTTTAGTTTAGTGTAAATACTGTCACTAGACGAAAGGGGTTGCAACATGTCTACTACTGGAATAGAATCACTTAGCGAAGAAGATCTATATTATTTAGAAAAAATGCTCGCTGAAAAATTTTCACAAGAGTGCGAATATGCAAAGAATTTCCAAACAAAAAATGCCTGGAGTTCAAACCATAAATCTTCAAGAACACTACGTTTAATGAACGCAGTTCGATCTACAAAAAATTCTTTAAAAATAAAAAGACAAGGATGGTAGACAAACTCATCAAACTATGTTATAATATAACATAACAATTAGGGAGATAAGATATGACTAAATTTGAAAAGATAGAATTTGTTGTTGGTTTATCGTGTTTAGGACTTCTCCTATCCATATAAACGAATACTCACAAATATAGTACTTCTTTTATATTTCTGGTGTATCGATGAAGATCCAGAAATGGTTAGACTAAAAAAGAAAGGTGAACAAACATCTATTATTGAAATAGAAGTTGACATCTAGTATTACTTGTGTTATAAATATACTTGTAACGTTGAAGCAATTCAAACGCTAGACAGGACCCGGGGGCGGTACCCGGCGACTCCACCATAAGTACATCCTGGAAGAGCAGGTTGGTTGCAAGTTGAAGGGTGTGCTTTTGATGGGGTCGAAATAGGATCGACTGTTAGTTAATAGGAGAGTGGAGTTGCCCGGATGTAAGCTCGGTTAACGCGAACGAAACTTATAATTGCAAATGACAATTATGCGCCAGAGATGGCATTAGCAGCTTAGGCTGTTACGGGGTAGTTAGACCTTGTTACCAAACATAGCAGGAAAAGCACCCTCGGGTGCTTTTCTTTTATCTGCTACACTTTAGCGCACTGAATTTAGTTGACTTCCGATAAAATACGTGCTATATATAATATACAACACATACACAAAGGAAATAAAATGAAAAACTTACTATTAACAGTAGCAGTACTGGCTACTCTCTCAACTACAGCTTTTGCAGCTGACACTACAGTCGAAATGTTAAACAAACGTGATGACGGCGCCAAGATGGTGTACTCAGAAGATATCACACGCATTGACGTAGGCGACACAATTACTTGGGTACCAACAGCAAAAGGTCACAATGTAGAATTTATTGCAGGTCCAGATGGTTGGAAAGCACCACGTAAATCAAAACTAAACAAAGAAGTTGAAATGACATTTGATACACCAGGCGTATATCTATATCAATGTTCCCCGCACAAATCAATGGGAATGATTGGTATTGTAGTTGTAGGTGATGGAGACAACGATATCTCAGGTGCCAAAGTAAAAGGTAAGTCAAAGAAAAAACTAAAAGCATTGTTGGCTGATCTATGAGCGAACAAACACAATATTGCACAACCAAAGGTTTAGGTTGGGCTTTCTTAATCATTATTATTGGTATGGTAGGGATGCCTATTCTTGGATCGGCAATTGCTTATCCAGACAACTGTAAACAGTCCATTCTTATTCCGTGTATAGGTTTAGAGAAATGAACAAGGTAACAGAAGATGCACAGAAGCAAGCTGAAATTGCATTTGACGGTTTCATCTTGTGGAGCAAACGTACAACGTATGCTTCAATAGCATTTTTGTTTATTGTTGCATCATGCAACTTTGGGGTAGAGGACAACACCTATCCTGGCTATAATGGCGGACAGTATAACCCCTCAGGATTGAGTACAGACTATGAAACCAAATAATAATTTTGAATTATCAATTCGTGACATCGAAGTTATTGAATCAGCACTAAGAGCAAAGGCTGGACGCAGAGGTATGGCTATTGCCGAAGGTAATGTATCGACACAACTACATCAAGAGATGATAGAAATACAAGATCTACTAGGTAAATTACACGACCAAAAAGTTTGGTTTAGACCTAAAGGATTTGTACCGGGCGGATAGTGTTGTAAATAAGTAACAAATGTGTGTAAACTTTTTAAAACACGCTCTAAAGTGAACAACAACATAGATTACTAGTGTAAATAGAAAGTCAAAGGGCAAGCGTGAACTTGCCCTTTTTTACGACAGTACAATTTGAAAGGTATATTATTATAATGCGTACAGTATTTATCGCGGCAGCATTGGCTGCATCAGCAACAGTAGCAGGAGCAGTTGACTTAGGTACAACTGGTGTTACTCTTAACACAGACGTTGTAGCAACACATATGGTGGATGCAGAAACAACAACAATGACA